TCAGACATGGGTTCTGTTTTTATGTTTAGGGTATTTGAATTGAAAGCAAACGCCCTCAATGCTTTGGACGGCTGTCCGTCAATAATCTCATTCGCGAAGTTGAAAGCAAGTAGCTGCTCACCGCTTAGGCTCGTTTCACTTTCCATCAATGCCCGAAGCTCAAAAGAAGCATCTCTACCTGCTCTATCCATGTAAGCAGATAGTAGCTTCTGGTCCGCATCTTCGTTGATTGACTTAATGCGCTCCAAAGTTTGAGCGTTGAGCATTATAGAGGGCTCAAGGTCCGCAGGTGAAATCCAAGCATTATGAATAACAAATGAAGCTCCTTTGACTGCCTTGCGTACATTTCCTGCTAGGAAAACAACTGAAGCGATTGAATCAGCTCTCTTCGCTATTGTAGTTACTGGCTTGCTTTGCGACTTAATAAGATCATACATTGCAAATCCGTCCACCACATCACCCCCTGGACTATCAATAGTCACCTCGTAGGCTTCCGCGTCTGGTGCTTCCTTCTCAAAGAACGCCCTGAGCATGGAAGAAGAGAAGTAACTGCCTACGCCCGTATCGCCTAAAAGGGAATCTAATCTCTTGTCAGGCTCTCCAATAGTGCCGTTAATAGTTATCTTTGCCACTTCCATTGCGGCAAAATTGCCTTATATAAAAAAGAGGGTTGTGTATTTATATATTTTCTATATATTTTTTATATATTTGCTTTATGGAGCAAAGTCACTTACCCATTGTACCGATTCCCAAAACTTTGAAGATACGGTTTATTCGCGCAGCTAACAAGCAGGGCAGGTCTATGAGTGATGTCGTCCGCCTGCTCGTTATTGAGTACACCGAGGAACAAGAGGCTAAAACCAAAGCGAGATGAATAGCAAAGTGTTTTTAATTGACATAATCACAACCAATAAAGTTGCGGAGTGGCGTTACGAACCAAACACAGAGATTACAATTCCTGTAAGGTCAAACAATCGTCATAGCGCATTGCTAAAGTTTAACTGCACTTGTAGCGGTAGCGAGCATCCTACCTATAAAGTCTTAGGCGTTAGAGAGTGTGATTCATTCCTATTTACTCCTATGTTAGACGTAAATAAAAAGTAAGATGTCAGAAATAGGAAATATTATGGATTCCAGAGGTTATATTTTTGGATTGCCTCGACAGCTTTATGTGCATGAAAGCGATATTGACTTTGTGGATGTGCGCCCATTCAAGGGGAATGGAAACCCTCCTGCGGAATGGGTAGAGTTTAATCTTTCGGTAAGAGTAGAAGATAATGCGGTTTGGTTTCAATACTATGGCGAAGATGATAGAACGATTCTAGATGATTGCTTAAAAGATATTTTAGACGATCCTATATTTTACATGAATGGGGAAGTCTAATTAAAGTAAAGCGAGTTCACAAACTAATAAGCTCTTAGGTCGGGATTAGAAGTCGCCCATAGTGGGCAAGCTCGCTGAAAGCCTCTCCATAAAACTAAGCGGAGGGGCTTTTTTATTCCACTATTTGAGCCTGAGCCTTTGCTCTGTTGTACTTCGCCTGCTCATCTTCAAGCTCCGTTAGCGATAAGAAGATAGGCATTTGTGTTATGCTACTCGCAAGCTGGCTAGTTTCATTCATACTCACCTGCGCGGCCTGTCTGCTTACGTTCATTCCTGCATTGATCACACCATTGGCAAACTTAGCACGCCCTATATTCCCAATGTTCGGACGGTTACCCATTGAAGCTTCAAGGCTCGCGAGGAGTGGGGCGTATGCGCTTGTGGTCTTGGCAGTAATGACAGATTCACCTGCGCTGATCTTTGCATTTATACTGTCACTCGTTCCTGTTCCTGGTCCATCCACGCCAATAACTCCAGTTGCGAATTTAGGTAGTTGAATAGCGTTAATCTTTGCCACGTTGGCCAGTCCGTTGATAGTGGTTAAGCCTGCGAGTATTGGACCAAGTACGGGACCTAAACCAACTGGAGGCGGTTCAAGTGCAGCCGTAGCTGCTTTGTATGTGCTGATTGCCGTTTGTGCTGAAGATAGGAGCTTGGCCGCTGCACTCTCTTTATTCATCTGAGAAGCTAAGGCGGCAATAGTGGCCTCTGTTGTTTGTTTCTTGGACTCTTCAGCGATTACAGTCGTGTCAACGTCTACTTCTTTATTTGCGATTTTATGAGCAAGTATTCTGTCTTCAAGTGCCGTTGCATCCTGCCCGTACTGCTCCCTTAATTCCTTTTGAGCTTGTAGGCTTTCGAGTTCTAATTCCTCAATTCTCTTGTTGTATTCCTCGCGACTGATCTCGCTTGCTAAAAACCTTTCACCCTCAATGCGTATTTGTTCCTCAGCTAGCTTTATAGCTGCATCAATCTCTTCTTTTAGGTTTTGCTGTATGCTTTCCTGAAGCTCTTTTTTCTTTAGCTCTGCGGCCTTTAGTCGCTCGGCTTCTTCCTCTTCACGTAGCTTCTTCAGCTCTTCAGCTTCTCTTATTCGCTCGTTTGCGGCTGCTTTGTCTAGGCTGTTGATTTGGTTACGGATCTCGAGCGATCGCTGATCTGTGTCTGCTTTAAGTTGATCTATTGCCCCATTAAGTTCAGCAAGTTCTATTAAAGTTTCTCTATCAGAGTTGTTTTGATCAGCCTTTAATTTAGCTAAATCCCTTTGCTCCTCAAGTATTTTTCGCTCTAAAGCTGCCCTTTCTTCAAGTGCTTGAATTGCCTCCTCTCCTGCTGCCCTTCTTTCATCATCTGCTTTTGTGACATCTTGAATAAGTGCCTTTTGCTCTTGGAATTTTCTATTGAGCCTCCCTTCATTTTCCGCTAGTTTCAATCGCGCATTCTCGAGTTCAATAGTAGATTCAGCAAATTTACGACCATCCTCTGCCCCCTGCTTTAATGCTTCCCCTATTCCTAAAAGCTCGTTTATTGCCTTCTCAAAATTCAAATCAGCTAATGCCGTAGCTACCTTCTGAAAGACTCCAATCAAACGCTGAAAGGCAAACGTGATCGGCTTTAATACCTTGTTCAGTGCATCAACGCCCCTTTGAGTAGATAGGAATGCAGCTACCAATGAACCAACAGCTACGACAATAGCACCAATGCCCGTTGATATTAAGGCAATCTTTAATACCTTCAAAGCCTTACTAAAGCCTCCGCTTGCTCGTGTTGCCGCAGTTGTGGCTGTTGCTTGCGCTGCTGTTGCCCCTGTTGCCGTTTCAGCCGATTGCGTAAATGTGGTATTAGATACAGTCGCTTGTGCGTTTACCTGAGTGTATTTATTGAATGTTTTTGAGATGGTGTTTAATGTGGTATTGTAGATGTTAAATACCTGTTGCGCTGCTTGCTGTTGCTTGGTGAATAGTCCGCTTTGCTGCAACGCCTCTTTTACACCTTCGGAATAGTTACCTACATTCCTTCGGGTGTCCCCTGTTTGCTTTTCTAATCGCTTCAGCTCATTGGTAAGTGCTAACTTTTGCTTACTGAGCTTCTTCCCTTGTTCGGTGTTCTCGCGCTCTTCTTTGGATAGCTTAACCCATTCAGACGTTACTGTACTTAACTGCGCTCTAAGCTGCTCTATACTCCCTTCATTCGCCTTCTGAGCTTTGGTGTTAGCTATGACCACACGCTCGTTGGTGCGTATTTCTGCACTCAGCTCCTTAATCTTAATGGCATTCTTTGTAAACGCCTCAGAGCTCTTGTCGGTCATTTGCTTATTAGCCTCCCTGAGCTTGTCTATTTCAGCTCGTGCCTTTCCAATCTCCGCAGTGGCCTGTTCAATTGCTCCCTTCGGTATTTGGATGTCCAGTAATACAGTTTCTTCTGCCATTATAATCTTATTGCTTTCACAGTTGTAGTACCTGCCTTATTTGCCTTCCATTGCTTCACCTCCTGCAGAAACCAATAGTTACCGAGCATCTTCACAGGGTAGGTGAAATCCAAACTCGCTATGTCCTCAGCGGTTAAATTAACTTGAACAGTAACTAGCTTCAATCGATTGAGCATTGCCTCAAAGCTCGTGTAGTTGTCCGCTTTAATCTCTGCCCACGTTTCAGGAAAACCCTGCATTTGATCAGTTACGGCAGATGCTGAGGTTATCTGAACGAGGTTATCTGTTGAACTTACCAAAGGCATGGCCCTAACAACAGGATTTATATCAGGTGCATCATAGGCAATCGAGCTATCTGAATAGCGAGGTATGTAAGCGTGAGTGTTATCAGTAAAGCTCGAACGCCTCACACTCGCTGCGAATGGTGCAGTATACTCCACCTTCGTATCATCTAGCCCTCTATCGTCAATATCAAAGCTGCTATTGCCTAGCTCGTTATTTGCCTTGTACGCCACGTCTTCGTCAGTACCATCTTTCCATCGTAGCTCATTGACTTGCGCGTAATCGGTTAGCCTGTATTCGTACTTAGGCTTAATTGTCAAGTCTACCTTATCTGTCCAATCCCTAGCAGCTCCCCACCTATCAGCAATAGTATCGAAGGGGACAAACTCTAAAGTCTTGGTAATTGGATCAGCTACGATTAAAGCGTTTTGCCTTACAGCTTCAAATAAAAATAAGTCTTTGCATTTAATTTTTGGTAGCGTGTCGGCAATGTTTATGATGTTACCGTTTACGATTGGCTCTTTTCCTGATGTACACTTAAGCTTTGTACCTGTTGTGAATGTAGCCGTATTTCCTGCTATGCCGATAGTGACATTTCTATTGGCCTCATAACGCACTCCGAAGGCTTTTATTACAACTGTGCCAGTTCCTACGAAGTTTGTGATGGGTTCGGAAGCAGCTAATAGCTTTTGATACGCCCCTGAATTATCTACGAGTATTATGCAGAAGTACGCACCGAAAGTAGGGGGATAGTTCACATCATAGTATATCGTTGCCTCAAAATCATATACGCCACCCTCTCTAAGCTTATAACTGTAATCTAAATCAGCCGTTCCTGAATAATTATATACATGATCTGTAGGATCACTTACAATTGTATTGAAGGCGTCTATGTTAATTGTTGTATTTGTATAAATGGGCAATATTCCAGTAGGTGTAATACCTCCTGTCCAACTTCCATTTATACTAATTTCAAATAAACACCCCCTTTCACTTTCAATACTCTCTTTACTAAATGGAATTGATTGCGTTTCTGAATAGTTATTCAACGTCCAACCCAACTCCGTTGCTGAAGATTCTAGAAGCCTCTTAAAGTATACAGCGGGGAAGAAGTCAGTATTTGCCCTACTCGCTTTAATTCCCGTCCACCTTCCGTAATTTATGGCAGGATAACAATAATCTGTTGAGCTGTTGGTTGCAGACCTCACATTTGCAGCCGTCCAATTGTGGTTCAAGTCGCTTAAATCCAATTCAGGTAGCGTCTTATCATTTAGCAGCTTGAAGAAATCAGTCAACCCACTAAACACCCGAAGCTCGTAAAAGTCCTGAGTCAACTCCAAAATAGCCACCCCGTAAAATACAGGGTTTTGACCTATCTTAATCTCACATTCAAATCGTGTGTAAGGCCGTGAGCTTGTCTCTCTATTGTCCTCAGGAAAGCCTAACACCTGTCTATTGTTGACGGTCTTACCTAGCTTGATCTTATTGGAGAACGTGCCGCCCCTTGTCACTAGGTTATTGAACTTCGCCTCCGCAAATGTCAGGGCTATGACCTCGGAAGGCTTGAAGCCGTCAAGCTTGTATGATCTGTTTATGATAATCTCGATCATTGCCCCACGCTTATAACCTCGGCACTCTTATACACAGTTAAAGCAAAGTCGTTCATGTTCGCTTTGTACGGCTGCACCTTCTTCAGCTCGAAGCCGCCTCCCTCGGTAAATACCCTCGTGAAGTTGGAAGTGTCAATACCCCTCGTCCCTCCGCTGCCCGTAATGGATGCAATGAAGATCTGAGTTGAATAATGCAATGTGTTCAAGACATCGAGTACAGATTCATTCTCCAACTCTGCCTTTAGATCTATGCCTTCAATTATGTCCTCGTATTGAATCGCTGAGCGCCCGCCGTTTCCCTTAACTATCGTTCCCGTGTTTCCGTCAATGAAATAGGTTTTTAGCATCTCGAAGCTGTATTGCTGCCAACCTCCATCAGGAGACCACCACACCAACACAACAGACTTGGACGCGCACTCTGTTCTACCTGCTAACCCGTCAACAGTTGCGAAGGTAACTAGGTATCTAACAACTGGGTTCACCCCGTCATCTTCTTCAATCTCGTAGCTACCATTTATCGTAGCTGCAACGGCATTGGCTGCTATCCTAATGCCCGTCAACGTCTGTCCTGAGTTCTCAGTAATGAAGCTCAACCCACTTGGAAGCGCAGGTGTGGTAGTGGTGTCTGAATCGGTTATACTCGTTTCAAACATCACGTCAATAGAGTTGCTCAAGATGTAACGCAAGGTAACGTCCGCAGCCCCATCTAAAAGCGTATATGCCTTGTTGCTTTCACTGTATACCTTGTACTGTCCGCTGTCAAATTCCGTTATAATCCCTCTGAAATTAGAGTAGCTTATTGGCGGTTGCGGTGTTATCCCCGTCCTTTGCTTTAATAACACAATGTTAGACGGCTCGCTAATCGAAGTAGGATAGCCAACACATTGAACTTGGTTATGATAGAAGTCTGTGAAGTTAGGCTCTTCCCAATTGAAACGAGTCTTTACAGCCGTTTGGCAGCTTACTCTATAAACCCCGTCAAGATCAGCCCTGACAGTTAGCGTTTGGCTCGTTCTCTTTGGTTGCGAGCTTACACCCGAATAGCCCGTTTTGATTGCGAAGTTCTCAGCGTTCATCAGGCGAATGTTACCACCGCTGTAACCTGCATCGTAAGCCGCATCCAAAGTAATGGTGTTAGTTCCCTCAGCTGTGATCAACGCCACTGCGGTATCTCTATCGTCAACGTCTTGAAGCTCCGAATACCAAACGTAGTCACCAACCGCGACATCCGCACCAATGCCCGTAACAGTAAGCTGAAGGAATCCAGCCGCGTTAGCCGTTCCTGTAACTGTCCGCTCATCCTGATACGTGAACTCACCTGTGCCCACCTGATAGGCAGGAGCAGGACTTGCAGGACTTGTGATTAAACTTAAAGCCATTTAGCAATCTCTTTTAGTACTTCTTGCTTCGCGTGTTCTTCGTTTGCTGTTATTGCTACCGCCTTTCTACCTAACGTATAGCTTTCCACCTTCCACACATACGCCTCGTTATCCCACGGCAATTTCCTCACCTCAGCTACTATGTCCGTATCTTCATGAAAATACTGCAAGTAGTTATCAATCTGCTCCCACATATTGGAATTGATTTATGAATATGTCTGCCAATTTACTACTTATCGGCTTGACTACTGTCTCTTGAATGTACTCACGATTGCCTACGACGTCGAGGATGATTCCCGTACCCTTTCCCGTTGCTGTGTAATCTTGATACACCTGCGTTCCCTCGCGCCCTATCTTTCGGGCTATAAGGTAGGCTAATGACTCTTGACTTATATCGGAAGGGTTTATGCCTCTTTGTTGCACCCATTGAAATATCGGTTCAGTTGGCGGCATCTTACCGGGCTTCCTCCCCGTCTCCAATGTCATGATGTGATTGAAGCTCTTAGCCATTGTCGAGTAAATGACTAGGTTGCCATTGTCAATCTTCCACCGCAAGGAGTTAGCCGCCTCACCTGTGTTATTCATCGGTCCAAAGCTCGTAGGGGCTTTCTCTCGGATGTTCCTTTGTAGGTCTTTGATTATCTTATTCGCAATGTCGCGAACCAACAAACCAATGTCAGGAGGCAGCATAATTCGACCAATTGAAAGGGCTAATTTTCCTACTTATCTCACCTGCAAAGCTGCTCATGTCCGACCAACTGAAGGGAAGGCACGTATTCACATTCACGTTGAAGCGTAGGTATAGCCCTGAAATGTTTTGCCCAAATTGCTTGTAATACGGCTCTTTGCTGATTCCTGTATATTCAATGCCGTAATCGTTGGAAAGGTCTTGTGCTTCTCTTAAAAACTGCTCTACCAAGATTTCCATGCTTTCAATGATATTGGCGTGTTCTTGGCTTGTGCTATCGCTACTGTCTCGAATGCCGAATTGCATTAAAACATCTGCGGTGTCAAAACTATCATCTACCCTGTCACGTCTGAATGTGATCGGTTGAAGGATGAAAGCAAATACGCGCTCTTGGTCGTTTATTACTTCGGTGCTGATAGTGTCCCAGGTTCCCGAAGCGAACTTCAGATCAGGTACTAGAGCTAATAAGATAGCCTCGTTGAAAGTCTTGAAGCGTGAGAAGCTTGCGGTGCTTGTTGTTGCCATGTGGCAAATTTACGCAAATAAAAAAGCCCCGTGTTAGGGGGCTTGGTATCTTAGATGTATTGTTATTAGTTTGCCTTGTTTTCAATGCTGCAGATTTCGTTTGCAAACATCAAGAGTAATCCAGCTTTGTTTGCGTTCCACTCTTCTGCCGTAATGCCCATTTTCTTGGCGGCTTCAATTGCGATCTGACGGAATTTAGGATCTTCTACTAAATCCATTCTTCTCTTCATTTCGCTTTCAAAAGTTACTTTAGTTGTCATGATGCTTTGCTTTTTGGTTTGTTTGATAGGTCAAATATACAACGGATATTTTAACTGCACAAGAATTATTTTACACCTTCGACATATTCGTCTCAAAATTGCTGCGCTCAATCAAATACGTCCACTTCACAAAGACATCATTAGTAAGCCACTCCTCCACCTGCTCAGGCGTTACACCATACTTCACCGCTAACCTATCGAGCATAGAGAATACACCGAAGGCTTGTAACCTCTCTATTCCTGCATTAACCTCCTCTTGGCTTGGCTCGCTATCGTCAAAGATTCCCCATTGATCCCAACCATTTGTAAACTCGTTTATGGCATCCATTGCCTTCGCGCCCACCTCCAAGTATTTCGATTCGTCAAAGTCCAATACATCACAGATACGAGGGAAGGCCAGTGCCAATTCTTCAGGGTGTTTGACTATCGCTTGTCGGCACTTCTCGAAATCTCTAAACTTCCAAGTCTTGACAGACGGCAATACAACAGTATCACCAACGAGCAAGGGCATTTCAGTAACGAAGCTGCATATTTCGTAAAGGGCTAATAGATGCCCCTGATCCACTTTTAGCGAATCTGGTAGAGGTGGTGTCATTAGCACGTTCACACGCTTTCTTATCTCGTGTTCTTCTGTTTCGGCTAATCGCTTAGCCTCTTCATACGTGACCTCGGACCACTTATTTTTAACGTTGAACGACCAGCCGCCTATTTTGATTTTTACCATAGCTTAAGTATAACGCCCTCCAGCGTGTTTCTTCCGTCCTCCGTAACCGCCTGAATTGCCTTGAATGTTTTTTACTAAAGCATGAGTAACGCCCCAGACCAAAGCATCCATCCTGTCGGGGCTTCCCGTTTGTTGGTCTGGGTTAAAGCTAACCATCTGCGCTTCGAGCTTTGAATGATAGCCGACGTGGTGAATCCTTCCAAGTTGATATAAGCTGTACACAGGCTCTGCCCTCACGTACTTTCCTTTGGTTGCTCTCACTAATACAACTCGCAAAGTGTTATCTACACCCTTCAATACTGCCTCTACCATGTCATGTCCTTGGTTTCCCTCCGCCACCACCTCATTGCAGTTGTATTTGTTGTAAAGCTCAACCGCTACATTAGCCCATTGATTAGGCGTGTACACCCCTGACTTATCTTCCAATACATAGCCGTGCCCGTTTGCATCTACACCCACCACGACTACGCCCGTTTCATCGCTCTTCTCGTTTGCTGTTACAGCAGGATCAATAGCTACAAAGCATCGAATAAGCTGAGGCACTTCGGTAACTCTGAACTTGTCGATTATGTCCATGTCCCAAAGTAAACCACCTGCACCCTCAAGGAACTCCCCGTAAATCTCTTGACGGACCATTTGTGGGTTCATGCGGCTAATCTCTTCTTTCAGCTCGTCAATGTCCTCCGTTTTGAGTAGTGGGTTGTCATAGCTTGAAAAGGATAACCGCCTGTAATTGCTCTCACCTCTTTCGGCAGCTAAGGCCATAGTGTAAAAAGCGTGGTTCTTTCCGTCCTTTCCCTTCGTTCCCTTTGGCACTCCTGCGGCTATTAGCTGAGAGTCGCTGTAATCCATGAGCATGGGTAGAACAGCGTTTGTGTACAGATAAGGATCTTTAAGTATTATTCCTGCCTCATTCAGAAATATAACATCATAGCCGAACCCTTCCCAGTTTTCTGGCCTATCTGCGCTCCTGAAGTCAATATGACCTGAAGCTATCCGCATTTCTTTCTTTTGGCTATTCCAGGTATAAGGTACGTTGTGTGCCTTCATTGCAGGCTCGAAGTATCTCTGAACGTATCTATCAATGTTTGAGTTGATGGTGTCGCCCCATAGCAACCGCCTTCCCTCTAGTCCCCATTCAATAAATGAGTGTGCAGCCCCGTGCGTAGCTCCGAACCTTCGCCCCTTTGTTACTACTGTAAATTTTGCTTTAGCTCCAAAGAAGATGTCAAGCTGTGGCTGTGTGTAAGTAAGCTCAATTTTCATCTCCCGTTATCACACGCCTTGTGATCTCAATCTTATCCCCTTTGCTAGTGTGATCAATGTAGCTTTGATTGAGCTTTTGGTGCTCTTCAGGTGTGGCAATAAGACGATAAAGAGCAAGAAGCTCTGCGGCCTTATCTGACTTCCACAGCTTCGCCCTTATACCTGACTTCGTTTTGATCTTATTTTGATCTAGCCTTTCCTTTAGGTCGTTAAGTTCGTCAGAATCTACGGGAAAGTAATCATAGAATGTGGGCTTGGTACAAGGTATAAACGCAACTATGTCCTCAATAAAAAACAGATTGTTCTTTTCAATGGCTTCCTTCGCCTGCTCGTATAGTTTCGCTTTGTCGTATGCCATTATGATTTGTTTATAAACGCATTCAAAGGGTAGAACACTAAGCTATTTCTGTAGCCACCTTCAAACGTGGGTTCAATAGGCGTTACTCCATGCACATTTCTCCAAGCAGGGTAAACCAATATAGAGTTATCGCATTGGTCTATTGTTGCGCCATAGTCGGGCACGTGCAAATTCCCTCCTTTGCTGTTTCTGCGTTTGGTTATTATGACGTTTACTGTGTTCTTTATATTTCCAGTGTCTCTATGGAAAGGTGCGCTGATGTTGTAATTGCTAATTGATGAGGTGAACAAGTTGCCGAACTTCCATTCATTAGGCACTCGCTCAAATAGTTCTTTTTGCCTTTCGTATTGTTTTGGCATTATCTCGGCTAAGAGCTTTTCACTTTCCTTTACCAGTAATAACATAGCCTTGATGAATGTTTGCGCTGACTTGACTTGGTGTACGCTGCTTATAGTTGGATAAGGTCTTCGCATATGGGGCTTAGGTGGTACACTCCCTATAATAGTACTGAATTGTAGCACCTCACCTTCTTTGCTATGAAGTCCGCTAGAACGCTTCATCTCGCTTTTTGGTACGTTCTTACTCCTCAATTCCTTATCTGCAAGATCAGCAAGCTTACAAGCCTTCTCTGGCATCTGTCGCATAAAGAAGCCAATCGGCTCGCCATCTGCGTAAAATATGCAATCTTCCGTTATGTTAGGTTTTATGCTCCCACAATTATCACCTATTTTAATGCTATGTTTTAATAGTTCAACATCAACTCTTTTCACAACTTTTCCTTTTCAGCTTTCAGGTAATCTAAGAGCATCTTACCAACATAGGCACCTTGCTCCCTCCAAAACTTCACAAGCTCATAAGCCTCTTCGTAATGCTCTTTTTCAAACTCTATTTGAATAGCCCTTTTCACTCCGTTAGCCATATCGCTAAGCTCACTGTCAACATCTTCATCATCCAATAAAGAATAATCAACCTCCTGCTCTTGCTGCCAAACATCTAAGCCCCATTCAACAAGCAAATCCGAGTTCCACTCATTCGCAAGCTGATCCCATTCCCATTCTCCGAAGCCGACATTATCCTTGATAGTAAACTCCCTGCGCTTGTCCTCTGTCCAGTCGTCTGCCATCATTACCCATGTTTCGGGTATTTCCTTCATCCCTAGCTCTTGGATAGCTCTCAGGCGCATATTGCCGCCTAAAGGGTATAACTTACCATCCACATCAGTAACGCATACCATAGGGCGTTTTTCCATCATCTCAGGAAAGTCTTGTAACGACTTGACGAGCTTCTTGAATTTCTCGTCTTTTATTACTCTCGGATTAGACGGGTTGGATTTTAGCTTACTGATTTTCATAATTCAAATTTACTCATTGTAAACGATAACATTGCAATGGGCGGCTAATGCCCTCCAGCTTGTGAAGTGTTCAGGAAGGATACAGCCGTTAGGGTAAAGCCTCCAGTCATCGGTGTATTGGTGTTTTACTAGGTAGGCTTCAAAGCGTTTCTTCCCTCTGAAGTAACCTATGCGCTCTTCATCGCTTACCTTCTTCCATGTGACTTGGCTTCGTTTTGTCACCCTCTTAGCTCCCTTGCTTTATTTTCGTACCACCTTATTTTACCCACTTCATCTTCTAAAGCCTGCCCCTCCTTATGTCCTAAGCGCATCCGATACTTGAAAGCGCACATCTGGCAGTGCTTGGCAACGGCCTCTTTTCCCCATATGAATACCATTGCATCGATAGTCTCTTTGGGTAATTGCTTGTAATGCTCGGGGTTTACGTTGTCAGGCTTCTCGAAGTTGAGTAGTTCAGTTGGCCTCTCTTTATCTTCTTCTTGGTAGGGTGTAAGCTCCCCTTTTGCCTTTGCTATCTCTTCAGGGGTGGCGAGACGGTAGGTTTCATGTGTTCCCAATAAAACCCTACATGGTAGAAGTGGCTCTCCTACATGGTCTACACCATTACAAGGCCAAGAAAATCCATTGGAATAAGTTATATCATCGTACCCCTTGGCTTCACTCGTTAAAGTGTACCATTGTCCAATAACTCCCTTTGGTCTTTCCATCAGTCCTCGATTTTAATGATTTGCCCGTTTAAGGTGAATGCGTTCTCCACCTCGATTAACTCAACCTTTAAGCCGTCGTACTCAAAGCTTTCTGCCTCTCTGCTTTTTCGGGCTAACATTGGGTAAGATGTCCCGTAGTGCTTTGAAGCTGTTGAGAGGAATTTCCAGTGCTTGACCTCTTCACCTCTTGTTATTTTGTATGCTTTCATCTCTTTGGTTTTAGTGTCTATGCTTTGCGTTTATTGTGGGAGCCATTGAATAATTCCCATCCTTAACGTACTCATTGCCGTCTAAATCAATCTTTATTCTTCTTTTCAAAGTCTCATTTCGGCCTTCAAAAGTAACCGTCTTAGCCGTTCTTTCCATACATTGAAAAGCTGGGCGCAAATCGCTGTCACCGATAAACCTCATTTGATATGCGCGCCCTGAAATAAATTTTTGATTAGTCATGTCCTTGCTTTGTTTGATGGTGTAAATATATAAATAATTATTTAACCACACAAGCCGTCTTTAAAATTTTACTTCCCCTCCACTAATAAAGCCGCTTTCCTTCTCCTTCCATAGCTGATGTTGCCCGACCATTTCAAAAAGGTAAATCACCAACGTGACCACCATCGAACAAAGGCTCTTCAGGCTCATCAAAAACAGTCTTCTGAGCCTCCGTTACAAAGCTGCCTCCCGTATTCTTTTGTTGTGAGTGCCTAAACCTACCAGAGCCACCCTCCCATTCGAAAGTCGTAGCTAAACCAACTTGCCCCGACTGATGTCGCATCTTCTTTTTCAATACATGGATGCGACTCAATCCCCCATTTTCAAAATCCCTGTAAACTGTCAAGGCGTTATGTATCTGGTCGGCAAAGTCACCTGAGTACTTGACGTCGTACAGCCCCGGAACCTCGTAATATTCGCTCTTTTCCTTCTTCCGCATCTTGGTTGGATGTGCAACTAGCCATACACTAACTTGGTGTTGTTGACAGAATAAAGCAAGATCAGAAAGAACCCCTGCAATGCTTGATAGGTTGCCAACCTCAACGCCCATCTTATTGAACGCATCAATTACGAAATGTTCTGTGCCGTATACTTTAACGTGCTCACTGAACTTCTTCAAAATCCATTCTGCCGTTGGCCTCCCCTCGCCTTTGTATTCCAAGTGGCGGACATGGTTCTTTAGCCAGTTAATACCCTCAAGTGCTTCCGTCTCCCTCATGTGGCTTGGATATTTTGGATCGGCTGTTTTGCCCACGACCTTCTCAAGCAAGGTCACTAGGTGATCGCTTGTACTTCCGTGCTCAGGTGTGAAGAATGCGACTTTGTGATCATTATGAAGGCACATATTCAAAATGTACCATTCAAGCCAATTCGACTTACCATGCCCGGGAATTCCAGTTATCAAATTGAACTGTCCCGGCAGCGTGTTAAAAAAGTCGTCCATCCCTTCAATTCCACTCATCAAAGGCTTGCGCGGACCAGTCTTGATATAGTGTAAAATATCGCTCTGATAATCCTCAGCCGTTACACTTCCCTCTATCGGGTAGTCAGATGCCTTGCCTACGCTTTTGAGCAGATAACCGCCTTGCAAATCTTCGTTTGCATCCTTTCCGATAAAATTAACTCGCTTGCAATTATGCCGCCCAAACCTCTTTAGTAGCTCATGTTCGAGGTCCTTTCCCTTCTCGTCCATGTCCACCGCAATAATCCAATTCTTGATGTGAGAAACATCGCAGTTTTCAAATACTTCAGTAAGGTCGTTCGCTCCATTCGGTACACTGATGCAATTCTTGATACCAACCTGCCACATTGATAGCTTGTCCATTTCGCCCTCGACTATGTAAGCTGTGTCTTCTGTGAGGTCATCAATGCCGTAGAATACTTTTCTCGCTCCCTTTATCTGCGTGAATTTCTTATCTGCTGATCGGTACTTTTTATTTACTAGCTGCCCTTTATAGAAGTAGTTGAAGCTAACGCAATTCATTTCACGTTGGTGAGCAGGAATGTATGCTCGCTCCTCAGATATTTTACAATCCTGCAGTGTTTTCTGATAGATGCCCCGACCTTCAAACCATTTCACAAACTTATCGCTCAGGCTTGTGTGATTCTCCCAACCTTGAGGTGGTAAGCTGTATTCTTTGTACGGCTCACGGCTTCCAGACCTTCCGCAATGGTGGCAATGTGCTAAGCCTTTATCATGATTCACCGCAAGGTCTTTCATGTTTTGCTTCTTTCGCTCATGTGAGCAGTAAGGGCAAACTATTCTTTCCTCTCCTGATGACCTCCGAAAGTTGAGATCTTTCCAAATTATACCGCTCATAGCCCTCCAAAATTAATCTTTGGTGGATTGTAGTAGTCACTCCTGTGTGTGCGCATCCTTTTCCAATCTTCTTTGGCCTGCTTACGTGAAAAGCCCCATTTGTTAATCATTTCGTCTAGCCAATCTTTGGGAGGGTTTTCTTTGCAATGCTCGGAATCTACATCGAAAGTCGCTTTCGGACATTCTTTGAACCAAGATAGGTTGGTCATTTTGTTTTTCCAATTCACCACCTTTTTCCCCATCTTATCCGTCCACCCTCTTTCCTCGTAGTAGTTCCAAGCGTTTTCGCAGTCGATATGATTTTCGTCCCTTCCTTTTAGCCTCCAGTATTGCTGCCACTCTTCAAAACTTGGGCCTCCCCCAGTAGAGGAAGGAAGTTTACTTCCTTCTCCAGTAACACTATCACTTACAGTAACACTATCACTTACACTTACGGCTTTTTTCGCTTCAAGTGGGTTTTCTAAATAACCCACTGGGTTTTTTGGGTTTTCTTCGGTTTTCTTTGGTCTGCCTCCCTTCTTCCCGTTTTCCCTATTCCTTTCCTTTTGCTCCTCGTATTTGTCCAGATCGCGCTTCAAAGTTGTTTTAATCGGAATAAAGGCTATCTGAGTTAACTTATCTGGAACTTCAGGATTCATGTCATTAACATACCTAAAAAGGTGTTTAATGAGCTTTCCTGCCTCTTCATCGCTCAGCTCGTCAAATGTGTTTATCCAATCACAGTAAGCTACAAAACTCTTTTTTCCTTCTGCCATTATTCTCAAATTAAAAAAGCCCTATAAGTTCAGCGCGACCTCCACTTCGCACATCCCTTATAAGGCTTTCAGTAATGTTATTGATGTCCTATTGTGGAGGGGACATTACTGCAAATATAGCGCTTTATAAAAAGAGAGCCTCTATCTTTTGATTAATTATAAAATCATTGAGCCCACTCTGTTGGTGACAGTACTGGACTAAACACAGGCTCTCCCAGTACGCAAACCCTGCCGCCTGTATCCTGTCTATCAAATCGCTGAACTGCTCTGAGCTATACTCATCTGCCTCGCCTGATCTGATCAAATCCCTGATGTTGTCGCGCTCAATCATAGCAACGAAAGCTGATCTTCATTTGTGAATCTATCACCTACCAACTTCATGTTAGCTATCATTTGCTTAAAGTAGCTATCCTTCAACTCTATTCCGATAGCCTTTCTACCTAATGAAACAGGGCTAAAAACTTCTGAACCAACGCCTGCAAAAGGAGTAAGTACAACCTCGTTAGGATTTGAGTACAACTCTACAATTCGATCAATAACATCTAATTGCAAAGGGTGAACGTGCTTTTCATCATCTTCATCTTTACCATCTCGGAAAGGTAAAACGTTATCAATCCTAACATCATCCCAAACAGAAGATGCGTAACGCTGCCAAATGTAGTGTGATAGCTTATTTGATTTTGGGTCCTTCCATCCTTTGTACTTAGAGTTTAAATAATCCCATAATTGAGACTCGTTTAAGCTGCTTTTAGTAGCATTATTCCAAGCCTTCAATATATTGGGTAGAATAGGTGTTTCACCAAAATACCTAGTCAATCCATGCTCATGAGTTACAGGCACTTCATTTTCCCCTTCCTTAGTGAATATCAAAACATAGTCGGGCATAGCTGTAAAGCACTTAGTACTATCTTCTACGATAAACTTGTGCATTAAGCTTTGAACCATTGTTCTCATGCGAACTTTTAACGGCTCTTTCCAAATAGTTATACGATTGCGATACTCAAAACCATGCTTTTCGTGTAGTCTGATTATCTCATGAGGGAAGTCCCAAAGCCTACTAGTATTATCAAATACATCAGTACAGTGAACGGCATTTACTCTGCCTGGCTTTGTTACTCGTGCCATTTCCTTTATTAGAAAATCGTACTGATCTAAAAACTGCTCTTTTGTTTCGCAGTTAGAGAAATCATTTTCAGAGCTTGAATAATTGTAAAGCCCTGCAAATGGAGGTGAATAAACAGAAAGGTCTACACTGTTAGACTCAATCTCTGGTAAAACGTACATACAATCTGAGTTATAGATTGAGTAGTTTTCTTCGTGGATTTGTTCTTTTGTCATTTGAGCTTTGGTTTTTATCTATTGTTTTGTAGTGATCTATTTATTTAGATCTTGTTTAGTTACTAATTGAACTGAAATACCTTTTGATTTTAGTTCCTTGTAGTGCTTAAGTGATGTTGTGCGTATCATGTTTGCTTTGTTTGATAGGTCAAATATAAGACAAATATTTTAACTACACAAAACATTATTGTGAATTAAATAAACTTTGGTTTTTGTGTTTGTTGTAAGAACTCTTTTTTTGTGCTAGTGAATTTTCTATTCACGTTTTCGGTTAGTTGTTTATGCAGATCAATTGCCTTTTGCGTTTTCTGTTGCAACGCTTCTAAAACCCTTGTTTGACCATCTGAAATAACCATGTCAATCGTTACAGGCTTAGTCTGACCAAACCTCCAAAACCGCCTTACAGCTTGGTAGTATTGCTCGTAGGACCATGTAGGGAAGAATACAGAGTGATTGCAATGCTGCCAATTTAAACCCATTCCAGTCATCTTTGCTTTAGTTATGAGTCGCTTTATTTCTTCGTTAGCAAAGGCTTGTAAAATTTCCTCTTTCTTGTCAATGGATTGGCTGCCTATTATTTCAACTGCTTCTGAATCCAATCCTTTAAGAATTGCACTTTCATTATTGGTATTACACCAATATACGGATGTTTTGCCATCGGCTAACTCGATAGCTTTTTCGCACCTTTCTTGTTGTGTTTGTTTCTGTTCGTGCCTTATCTCATGAAAACTTTTAGCTACGATATTAAAAAGCTGAACTTGACCGTCGACATTGATAGTTGATTTGTTTTTTACCACGTGCTTATTAACTATCAACTCAGGCAACTTATAACGATCATCAGAAAACCCTAGGTCACTAGGCATCTTTGCCATTATTGACCATTGATTAACCCATGCAAAGAAATCCTTTTCAGCGTGTGGCTTTAGGTAGAACTTTTCCCCGATGTTTCTATTATTACTATCAACACTGTTTTGATTGTTCTTAAAGAACTTTGTCAGCATATCCATGTAGCCCAAATAACCTAATGCCTCACTACTTGTACCAAGTTCTATAAAATCGTTAGGACTAGGCGTTGCAGTACTTAAGAATCGGTAAGGGATCTTCTTAATAAAAGCTGTTATCTGACTTTTTATCTTACCATCAAAGTTCTTTAGAATTGAACTTTCATCAAGTATCACACACTCAAAATCTGAATGATCGAAGTAGTGTAATCTTTCATAATTGCAAACAACTATCTTCTTTGTATGCCTACCATCCTTTGAATACTCCACATCGCCAACTCCTATCTTTTCAGCCTCTATAATGAATTGAAACGCAACAGCCAAAGGAGTTAATATCAATACCTTTTTATTGGTGTGATTAACGATGTTTTGAGCAATGGATAACTGAACCAAAGTCTTGCCAAGTCCAGTGTCAAGGAATACAGCTACTCGACCTTTTGCCACAGCTCGCTCAATAACGTGCCTTTGAAAGTCAAATGCTATGTCGGGTATAAAATTCGCCTCAAATCCAAACTCACCTACTGAATGTCGTTTGCTTTGTAAAAACTCTTCGTACTTCATTTGCTTTGATTATCTTTGTATCGTTCAGAGGGAGTTCTTCCCTCCTTGCTTTGGTTTAAGGGCTGCTCCTCGTGAGCGGCCTTTTTTGCTTGCTCGAATATAAATGTGAGCAGATTGTTCCCTATCCACACACCACCAATGACGATGGTTAGAATGACCACGAAAGCGGCTGTACCTGCTACCAGACCTACCACCATGCGGAAGTAGTCTAAGGTTGTTTCATCCTGACAAGCGTGACCTATCGTAGCGATAATGCAGAGGGCTAAGCCTCCTACACTTATAATCTTGATTGTGTTTTTGTTCATGACTTTGGTTTTTAGTTGTACATATCGTTGTTATACTTCATAGTCGTTAGGCCAGCTTCAAGCTGATCTAAGTGATACAAAGTATAGCTTTAGCCCACCAGTTGAAAAGTAATAGCACACTCCCCATCAAAGTCCGCATCATCAATAACTGGCTCTAGCTTGATGTAGGCAATAGCGCATTGCACTTCATCAATGCTCCATTGTTTGATTTCGATGTTCTGATAGAACTGATCACCGACCTCCCATATCTGTTCCTCTCTTCCGTACTCATCGGTAGTGCCTACCCCCTTAACCATGCGTTCACAGGTTAATACTAATTTACCTTCAACGTTAATTCGGAAGCCGTAAGCCCCTTCTATAACGTCAACTCTATAATGAAGCTCAGCTTCTTTAATCTCAACGTCTTCGGGCACGCCGTAGATTGCCAACTCCGATAGATTCTCAAATGTGTGTACCATTGCTTTGGATTTTGGTTCGAGTGCAAATATAAGCCGAAAATTTAATTTAACAAGTTTTGCACATTAAAAATTTAGAGCTATATTTGCCTAACCAAAAGCAAACGACATGAGCGAAGAAAGTTTTTTAGTAGCTGCAACCCACTTTCAGGAATACAGGTATGCAGCCGCTGTGCATTTAAGAAATTACAGACGAGAAAAAGATTCTCTTTCATTCCGTCTATACATTCAAAATTTGACTTATTCTCACGGATTTAGTCATGGTGTGTATTTAAGTAATAATACAGGACTGACACTTAACGGTTTGATAAGAAAACTGAAAACAACCAAAGCATGAGCAGAACAACAGAGTACATCCTAAGCCTACCCCCTCAGATAGATGAGGACTACTGGCGTACCCTCGAAGCCGAAAGGCTCGAAAGGCAAATGGAAGAAGAAAGTAAAGAGGGCGAAGAGATCGACCTCTATTTTGAATCAGTAACCAAAAACCAAGTACAATGAGTGGATTTATTCCCGAAAACTATAGTGAGCCGTCATCAGGTAGCGGACACTATACCAAGATTGAAGAAGGTAAAAAAGTCAAGCTTCGCGTATTGGCAAGCCCAATTCAAGGCTTTCTAAAGTGGACCACAGAGCCTAAGCCAGTCCGTTGGCCTTTAACAGATAAAGAGCCGCAACGCAAAGATTGGAAAGATGACAACGCCAAGTTGTTTTGGGCAATGCCCGTATGGAATTACGGAACTGGTCAGATTGAAGTCTGGGAAGTAACGCAGAAAAGCATTCGCCAAGAGATCGCCTCGTTGGCTCAGAATGAAGATTGGGGCAGTCCTATCGAGTATGATTTAACTGTGAGCCGCACGGGTTCAGGGCTTGAAACGAAGTACCAAGTTCATCCAAGTCCACACCGCCAACAAGACGATTTAGTGCAAGCAGCTTATGCCAAGTCAGCACCAAAGCTTGAGGCACTATTCACAGGTGATGATCCCTTTGCGTGAAAATAAGCGTAAATAGCAAAGTAGAGAATGGGCGGCTATCGGTTAATCGTGCCGCCCTCTCTCGCGCTATGCATGACTTTGAGGGTAAGGAGGTGACTATTACCATAGCCCGAAAGAAAAAGTCTCGGAGCAACGAGCAAAACAGGTATTATTGGGGCTGTGTCATCCCAATAGTAAGAGATGCATTTAGGGATGCAGGCCACCTAATAACGCAGGAAGATACGCACCTAATGCTCCGCGCAAAATTCCTCACTGAAGCTTTGCCTATTGGCGAAGATGGTGAATTTATCGACCACATTAAAAGCACCACTGAGCTGACCACATTGGACATGACAATTTACATTGACAATATCCGCTATTGGTGCGCTGAGTTTTTAGGGATAACGATTCCAGAGCCAAATGAACAGATTGAAATTTTCAACGATTAAACCAAAGTGATGAAAGAGAAGATAGAAGAAGCCGTTGCCAACTGCACTGAAGCTGTTGAAGGCGGTCACATGGATGCACTGAAAGCATTCATCGAATTGAAAGCAAGTGCAAAGCTTATGGCAGAAGCACTAAAGCAAATTGAAGAGCTTGCTATTGACGAGCTGCGTAACTATCCAAAGGGAAAAGCTGAGATGCTCGGAGCTGTTGCCGAGATTAGAAACACGGCAGGCAGGTATTCATTCAAGCACGTTGACGAATGGAACAATGCAAAAGCTATTATTAGCCAAGTTGAAGCAGATGCAAAGGAAGCTTTTAAGCTACGATTGAAAGGGCAGACGTTGTATGATGCCGATGGTGTGGAGATAACGCCTGCAGACTTCACAGATGGGAAAGAAACTGTATTTGTAACAATACCGAAATGAGCAATAAAGTAATGAAGATAGTCGCTCAGGCGGCAAGTGAAGTGCAAAAAACACTAATCACAACGGACCACATAAAAAGCCACTCTAGGAAGATGGAAATAGTACGAGCTAGGCAGTTTTATCACTATGTCATGCGGAAGTATACCAAGCTCACATTAGACACTATTGCGAGGGAAACGAGGAACGACCACGCGACAGTACTTCATAGCTTAAGAGTAATTGATAAAGCTGTCGGCTTTGAAAGGCGAATCTTTGACAGGATTTACAATGTGGCATTTCCTCAGCTTTCAGGAATATTAGAAATGGAAGACTTTCAACTCGAGCTTGAAAAGGCAATGCAGCAAAAAGGACTGGACGAAGCAAAAAAGATGATGGATCAAAATCTTCAGCGCGAAGTGGGAAAGGAAAGAGAGCGGACCAACAAGGTTAAAAGCATGGTATTTGAATATTTGCGAAGTCAAAAGGTGCAGGGCTATTTGATTGCGGGTTTGACTAAAGAGCTTGAAGAGGTTTGAAACCACGCGCAAAGAAATGTGACATCTGTAAAAGGCCGATCGAGAATAGGCGCAACAGTCTACAAGTCGTCTGCTCGATGGCCTGCGCGTTAGAGTTCAATAAACGTAAAGAGGCGAAGAGGAGGAAAGCCGAAACACAAAAGATGAAAGCCGAAACACGATCCCACTCGGAATGGATAGCTGTGATTCAACCAAACTTTAATAAGCTCATCCGCGAGATAGACAAATTTCAACCTTGTATTAGTTCTGGAAACGCTTGGATTAACGGAGGGATGGATAGCGGTCACTATTGGCCAACTTCGACACATGGGCGGTTAAGGTTTCATTTCCTGAATGTGTGGGTCGAATCGAAGAACTCAAACGGCTTTGACTCATCGCATCTTATAGGATACCGAAAGAACCTAATAGGGCTATTTGGGCAAGCTGTATTTGATGAGATTGATTCTTTGCCGCAGAAATACCAAACGCTTAAATGGGACATTCCAACCTTAAAAGAAGCTAATCGATTGATTAAAGTATTCAGGAAAGAGGCGCAAATGATGCCGATACTAACAACGTCCCAGCGTTTGGAAGTACGGAGGGACTTTATGAGTAGGTTTGTTTTGTATTAAGTTGCTATATTTGACTAAATAAAAAAGGGTGCAGGATCTGGATTCCGTACACCCTAAAAAAATAAACGAGATGCAAAGCTACAAAGAAATCTGGAAAGACGTCCCCGAATACGAGGGACTTTACCAAGTGTCTAATCTCGGGAGAGTGAAAAGCATCCCTCGAACCTATAAAAACCGAAATTATAAAGGCAGGGTGTTAGCTCCTACTAATGCAAGGGGGTATCTTCACGTGTTATTTAGTGTCAATACAACCAGAAAAACAATGAAAGTTCACAGGCTCGTTGCATTGGCTTTTTTAGGCCCAAGTGATTTGTATGTAAATCATATTAACGGAGTTAAAACAGATAATAGGTTAGAGAATCTTGAATACTGCACCAGTCAAGAAAACATGAATCACGCTGTTAAAATGGGTGTGATCAAACGAGGTGTAGAAGTAAATACTAACAAGCTTACAGAAAACGAAGCGAAAGCAATTAAGTACGGTCATAGTGGGATGCTTCAAAAGGAAATTGCGAAACTTTACGGTGTAACTTCAACGCTTGTTAGCCTTATTAGATTAGGTAAAACTTGGAAACACATTTAAAACCAAAGATATGTATCCGATCAAGTTTAAAGCAGGCCGTGCATGGCCTAACATCAAAAGCGTCTTCCAAAGCATACGCGCTTTCAGAAGGCATAGGAAAGTAAAAGTCACAGTCACCTTTGACGGATCAATTATAGGTGCTATGACTGGCGGTACTAAGTGGCTGAAGATCGGGGGATGGAAGTCGGGCTGGTTAACTCGGACCAACAACGAAGAGCTTGTTGCGATTAGAGTCTATCCTTCAGGAGTCGTTGAGCTTTGCAATTACAGTCGAAGAGGCGAAAAGCTTTCATTCAATAACATTAAAGCTATGGGAGTTCCAGATAGGGCTACTAGCGTATCCTTTATCTTAGAACGTCCCGTAAACTCGGCTATGCGTTTTGTAGCTTGGGGATGGAATGAGGGTGGTGGTGAAAGCAGCTTAGGCGATTGGATGGTGTTTGTTAGTGTACAGAAGATAAAGTAAACGACATGATAGGTAGAGTTGAATTAAGAAAAGAATATAAAGAGCATACGGGCAAAGACTGGAAGATGTTAAATCCTACGGCACAACCAACAATTGAATATGTCAAATGGCTCGAATCAAGGTTGATTGCTATACCTGATGATGTAGGTAGTTATTCTCAAGCTGAAATTGAGGCTGCTTACGACAAAGGACTTGAAGATGGATACGCTTGTATGCCAAGCAATCTTTAACTACCTACAACAGCTCCCACCTACCCTATTTTATACACTCCCTTTTTATCCTTCCAGATCCTGAAGTTGTCAACGTAGAAGTCACCCGACTTTTCGAACTCAACAATAGCAGCTCCCCAATTCGTTTTGGTGCTTACAGGTGAATACTCAGGACGAAGCTCACAAAGACAACCCGTAGACCAAGCAGCTATCTGATCACCATCTAAATTGCTTTCCTGATGCTCGCTCGTTGCGTGATGATGTCCGACAAGTATATTTGACTTCCCTCGCAAGAAAGCCCCTCTTGCAGCGTTCACAGGATTGAAGAAGCCACCTCCGAACTCATGACCATGCAGGATGTTGAGCTTACCTGCTTTGATGATATGAGCATCTATAAAGGTGATGTCGTATTTATCGAAGTGCAGGAATTGAGGGAATCCCAAGCCATTCCCGTACATCTCTTCCATTGCCTTTGCGATCTCCCCTCCTTTGGTCCATAGATAATGCGCCCATCTGTTTTCGTGGTTGCCTAATCTGTAATAAATCGGAATGCCTTTGAACTGCCAACGTAACCAAGCTAAGAACTCACGCCCTCTTTTTATCTCTTCTACTGTGTCTGGCTTCTGCCCTATCTTCAGGAACCTACTCTTTGCCCAGAAGTCTAAAATGTCACCATTGAGAAGAATACCATCTACCCCCTTTTCTTTGAAGTAGTGGCAGGCTTTCGCTATTACGTGAGGTTCGTGGTATGGTACGTGAACATCAGATAAGACGCCAAGCTTGCCAGTAGGAAGTATAAAAGGCTTCTTTTCCTTTACTTCGCTTGTAGGCATTGACGGCTGCGTTTCTCCTGTATTGCGATCTCGGATAGTAAAACGCTGCTTCATTGTAGTGCCTTTATGCTTTCCTAAGTACCCACGCATGAGAACCCGAATGCGTTCAATCTCTTTATCGTTGTAGTCGATTAGCTGAGCGTGGTCTTTAATGAAGTTGCGAGCGAGCGTCTTAATGCCTAACGGCTTTACTTCTCTATTGAGTTGATCTAAGTGTTCAGCTATGTAGGCTTCAATTAACCTACCTTGATTGCTTTGCTTTTTCATTTTAATCGATTAGCATTCTATTGATGAAGATCTCGTCAAGGTGATGTACTCGCTTTAGTCTCGTTTGCTCCTTGTCCTTAGCCCATTGGATTTCGTCCTTTGTGCTGTCTTTGCCTAGTTGAGTGAACATGATAGCGTTCTTTTCTAACACTTCATCAATCTTCTCTCGTGCTTCTTGGTTTGTGTAGTAAGGTGTATCCACTTGCTTTATTTTCTGCAATTTACGAATAATTACTATTTAGGGTTGTGGGGTTAAATTATTATGATTATATTTGACCCATCAAACAAAGCAATCATGAACACACTGAAAAACACTCCTGAGAACAACGCTAAAGTTTTAGCCTTGAGAGTGGTCAAAGAAACGCAATGGACTGGTGAGGTTACTCATGACACAATAGAGAAGGCATTGACAGCTATAAACCTATTTAGCCAAACAAATTCAGGATGGTACAACCCTGTACCCGTTAGAATCAAAGGAGCTCAAGGCATCTTTATGATTAACCAAGATGGTGGGTTGCACTTTGAGTCAAGAATTATTAAGATTGAAAATGGACACTATAAAATTGAGCACCTTACCAATAGCGGTTATGATGCCTTTGAAAGTAAATACATTGAAGTTATTGAAGCGTAAGAAACGAGACAAGCCCCCTAATAAGGGGCTTTTATCTTAGCACCCTATCCAAAACCTTTCTAGCCACAGCGGCAAAAGCGAAGATTCCTAAGATAAAAAGTACGCTATCTTTCCACTTTGGCGAAGGCTTATATTCAATCGTTGGAGGCAACTGCACCTCTCGAACTACCTCAATAGTATCTGCCCTGCATTCACCGACTACCCTTAAAGTGTCATGAATGCGCTTTATCTGTATTCTCAGACGTTCTTTCTCAATTGTGATGGTATCGCTTATGAAATGCGCTAAAGTGTCTACACGGATAGAATTTGTGTAAACAGTATCTCGAAGTATAATGGCTTTGTTATTTAGAAAAATACTAGGATCTTTCGATACGGCTTGTCTAATATGCCATTGAGCAGAACAGGAAGAAAGAAATATCAGAAAGGGAAGTAGGGTTTTCATTTATCTTGCGTCTCTTCAATGACAGGATAAAGCTTCGCCTCTAATTGTCGCACCCGTTCACGTAACTCCAAGTTTTCAGCGCGTAGTATTTCCACTTGCTCAGATAGGTGCTTCACGGTTTTCTCGAATACTTCAATAGTTGCATCAATCCCTTCAGCTTTTATCTTTCTCCTTCCACTAAGCCAACCAATCAAGCCGCCACCAGAAGCTAGTCCAACGTATTCTAAAATATCTTGTAGTGTCATTTACCAACGTGCCTTTTTCAATCTGATGTCGTAATGACAAAATGTAGAATAAAGACCTAAGCCGCCTTGCTTCATCTTGCCTACTTTGATTAACTCTTCTATCTTCTCCTTAATCTGCTTAGGAGTGTATTCATTTGAGCGTATATCTGCCGCCTTTCCTGTTAGATGTTGGCTGTTTAGACTGCCTCCAATGCTTTTATTATGCTCAGGGCTGCGATAACCCGAATTGACGTATAAAGGACTTCCAAGCTCTTGCCTCAACACATTAAGATTGCCGATAAGCTCAATGACATTCACCTTCACATCAGAGGGCATCTCCGCGCCATCCTTAGAATCGAACTCAGATATTTTGAAATAACTCACAGCCTCTTTTCTATTATCTTTTGAATCCACTCAATGAGCTTATGTCTATCCGCAAACAATAGCAAGAAACCCATTGCGAAATGTGCCAAGGATAAGTAGGCGCTCTCTGAAATTGGCCATTGAAAATAGTAATCACAGATAGCAAAGGCCATGAATACAAAGCCAGAAATCGTAGTAATCCAATCCTTAAAGTTGCTCATCTGGAAACCAATCATTTGTTAAAGTATCAACGAGTTTGAGTCCAGAGCTTTCATCGGGCGTTATGCTTGAGTGAGCTATTACGGAAAACAAGCTCTTTGATGGGTGTCTTCTAACATCTGACCAACGGGTGGTTAGGTTGCCCGTAAAGCCTAGTTGATTGCTTACTTTGGTGTCGTAAGCCTCACAAGCTGTCTTTGTACCTACATAGTGGCTCATGGGTAGATAGAGTAGAAGGTGTTGATGTTTGTTTCAATGGCGGTTCTGTTTGATGATTGGTCGGAGGCATAAACCATATACTCTTGAATTTTACCGAAAAAATCAGGATTCGCATCGTGGTCAGAACCAATGGTGATGCCTTCAATAGTTT